GGCACTACGGCGGGAAGGCGTTCGTCAACGGCGAGGAGTTCGAGGGCTACATCCCGAACCCGGACGGGGCGGTCGTCTCGATGCCCCGCTCAACGGTGGACAACGGGAGCTACAACATGTGCTCGACCGGTCTCCACGTCGCCACACACAGCTTCGCGCAGGGCTTCTCGAAGGGCGACGACGTGGTGCTGGTGAAGATCAACCCGCGTGATGTGGTCTCGGTCCCGTCCGACGAGAGCTTCCAGAAGCTCCGCGTGTGCCGCTACGCGGTGCTGCACGCGGTCGCCGGTCGCCTCGACGACAAGATCTACGTCCAGCCCGCGCTGGAGGAGGAAGAGGACTGGTACGACGACTCGGAGGTCGAAGAGGACGAGGAAACCCCGAAGCTCGAAGAGCTTGCCTCTCGCCCGTCCCCCTTCGGTGAGCCTGACGAGTCGGACGACGTTCCGGATGAAGACCCCTTCACTGACGAGCCGAACACTCGATCCGCGATGGAGGACTTCCTCCAGCCTGAGGAGTCAGGGGAGAACGGCACGGTCTCGGAGATCGAAGAGCTGCTCAAGCCGGTCTACGAGTACGGAACGGTCCAGCCTGAGACCGAGGACGACGCCGACGAGGTCGAGCCCGAGGAGGACGAGGACGAAGTCATCCCGACCCAGACAGGAGGCCTCGACGAGACCCAGCCGATGCAGATCCTCGACGAGGGCCACTACGACGGCGAGGATGAGTCCGCTGTCTCTGCTGACGAGTGGCGCGAGGCTCATGGATTCGCCCCCTCGGACGCTCCGACCCAGATCGAAATCGAGCAGAAGAGAGCAGTTCAGGAAGCCGCAAAGGCCCCTGAGAAGCCGCAGGAGCCGCTCAGGGAGCCTAACGGGCGCTTCACGAAGGCCGGTGCACTCTACGAGGCGAAAGCCGCTCAGAGGGACGCTCTGGGGCGCTTCAAGAAGAACGGCTGATCTCGTGGTAGTATTATATACAGGCGCTCCACTAGAGAGCTAAAGGGGTCGGACCCGTACGGACGTACGGGCGTCGGCCCCTCCGACAAGCCTTCATAGCTCAGCGGAAGAGCAACCCGGTCCTAACGGGTAGGCCGCAGGTTCGAATCCTGCTGGGGGCACTCCAACAAAGGAACTAATCAGGAGGTGACGCATGTGTGCACGTGAATTCAGTAGATAGGGCGGAGATACCGCCCTCTGCTGAGGAGAATAACCATGTCACGTACCTACAAGGATCGACCCTTCTGGGTCAAGCGTAACGACCGCTCCCGCCCGGGACGCGAACGCCACTTCCACGGCGAGTGGGTTCACCCTTGGAAGAAGGATCCGCATCAGAGCGGGCCTTGCACCATCTCCGAGGATGTAACCCGCGACAATGTCAACGACATCATCTGCTATTGGCAGCCGTCCGACGAGCACGCCGGATGCTACTGCAACAGCTGGATGGCCGGAAACGAAGGCCCGAGACGTGCCGAAGAGCGCGACGTTATGCTACAATACAAGAACGAATACAACTCCGGAGAAGAGATTCTCTCTTTCGAGGACGACGTGTTCTCGACCAACAAGCGACACGACGAGAACTGGTGGTGACGCTACCAAGCAAGCCTCGGCTCAGTCGAGGCTTTTGCTTTGCTAGGCCCTACACTGTAGACTAGATCCGAAGCACCACCCGGATCTCATCTCATGCCTCCTCGCAATCTCACTGGTAGACAGTGCGTATACTGCCCAAACCCGGTCAATACCGGAGTAGCCAAGTACTGCTCCAATCAATGCTTTCAAGACCACAGATATGAGATGTACATCTCGGATTGGTTGTCGGGTAAGTGTGACGGGAACACCTCACAGTGGGAGGTTGCCGGTCCGATCAGACGATGGATTTACGACCGGTACGGTATGATGTGCTGGCAGTGCGGGTGGGACAAGCCTCACCCGGTCTCCGGGATACCGCCGCTACAGATTGATCATATCGACGGTAACGCGAGAAACAACAGTCCCGAGAATCTTCGGCTCCTGTGCGGAAGTTGCCACTCGCTGACTGAAACATTCGGAAACCGAGGAGGTAGGGCCAGTTCTAGGACACACAGGTATGCTAAAATATAGTAACCGATGCCTGCATAGCTCAGTCGGTAGAGTGTCACTATGGTAAAGTGAAGGTCCCGGGTTCGAATCCCGGTGTAGGCTCCACGATCCCGTGGCGGAATCTGGTCACGCACTGGACTGCAAATCCAGCTATGCCCGTTCAAATCGGGTCGGGATCTCCACTGGTTGTTTGACACTGTCTACCTTGATATACTGTCCTTTGGAAAGGAGGTGGGCAGATGTCGAACACCACTATTGCAACAATGTCAGTCGAGGTGCTCAACAGCAGCTACCTCCCGCTCGGAAACACCAGCATGGCTCGCGCTCTCGCGCTCATCCTCAGGGGAGCCGCTGTCGTGGAGAAGGCCGACCTGACCCGCGAGATCCGCTCTGCCGGAAACGTCCTCGCGGCTCCGCGCGCGATCAGGCTCGTCAAGTTCGTCGACGTGCCGTTCGCCGTCGCCCCCGAGCACTTCACCCGCCTCGGAGTCCTCCGCAGGGACGATTACACCTGCGGGTACTGCGGGGAGCGCGGAAACGCACAGAATATGACACACGATCACATTCTTCCTAGGAGCCGTGGGGGACTTGATGAATGGATGAATGCGATCACGGCTTGTATCCGATGCAACTCCATCAAAGCAGACCAGACTCCAGAAGAGGCCGGTATGCCTCTTCTTTTCGAGCCATCGGTTCCATACAAAATGTATCTAAAATCAGGAAAGTCAAGGAAACGCAAGAGAAAGCGTTCGAATGGCTGATTGGTGTATTTACGGTCTTCGAGTGCTTGGTGGTGAAGTCAGATATGTTGGCCTCACTACCAAAGGGATTGACGCGAGGCTGAGATCTCACAAGGATAGTAGTCGGCGCAGACGGCTTCCGGTGTATCACTGGATGAATAAGTATGGGCTAGACTCCGTCGAGATCTTCGTTCTCGAAGAAGGTGTCGAGGGTGACTATACGCTGCTCGAAGATCTAGAGCGTAAGTGGATCAAGCACTTCAAAGATCTTGGGTCGGACCTTCTCAACTGCGACGACGGCGGTCGAGGAGGACGCGGACGTAAGAGATCGCCAGAAGCCCATGCGAAGTGGCTAAAATTCCGGGAGGAGAACCCGGAGAAGTTCCTGATGTCTGAAGAGGCTCGACGCCGAACTTCCGAGAGAATGAAAGCAGAAAACCCGGTCTTCAAGACACCCCACTCTGATGGCTGGAAGCGTAGACAATCTGAGCTGATGTCCGGACCAGATGCACCTTGGAGGCGTAATCAGAGAAACCTACGCGGAGAAGATCACCCTATGCACGGTCGTACAGGTGAGAAGCATCCTAGATATGGGACCAAACACAGCGAAGAATCCAAGCGGAAAAACAGCGAGTCCCAAAAAGCAATACCTACCATTCAATGTCCTCACTGTCCGATGACCGGCAAGCCGTCCAACATGAAGAGATGGCATTTCGACAATTGCAAGAAAAAGGAAATCAATGCTTCAAGTTAACGTCGGCTGCGGCGAGTTCCGCGCTGAGGGCTGGATCAACGTCGATATGACAAAGGTAGACGGAGGCCCTCAGCCGGACATCGTCGCCTCCGCGCTGGACCTGCCGTTCGCGGACGGAACAGTCGACCGGGTCTACGCAGGCCACGTGCTGGAGCACCTGATGCCCTCGGACGCCGTGCTCGCGGTCAAGGAGTTCCGCCGAATCACGAAGCCCGGAGGGGAGATCCTCGTGGTCCTGCCGGACCTCGACGTCGCCGAGGAGAGGTACCCGGACCTCGTTGACTCCGTCCGCTACGGGGCCGACCGCTGGGGAGGCGACCGCCACCTCTGGGAGAGCCGTCCTGCGTCCTTCGCGTCCCTGCTCGACCTCCACGGTATCGACTACTACCGGATCGACCTCAACGGCCTGATAGGCTCCGTGTGGCCCATCGTGGCCTTCGTGGACTGGCAATACGCCTTCGAGATCATCAAGTAAACGAAAAGGCCCCCACTCAATGAGCGGGGGCTTTCTCGTATCCGTACCTATTCGACTGGCTCGTAGGTTTCTGCAAAAATTGCAGGTTTGCATGGGTAGTACTCTTGGCTCACACCTCGAATGATGTAATCACCGAAGCGAGCCTGCATCGTCCCTTCAAGGGTCGGTATCAGGATATGCCAGTAGTAGGTTTTGAGGCTCTGCCCGGGGGTCTCGTCTCGGACAGCCTCTCCGCCGCACCACTTGGCAGTTTCGAGGCCGAGATCCCACGCGGCTTCGAGAGCCTTCACATGCGAGGAGGTCTCTGGGTCTCCGAAATGGGCGCTCCAGTGGACGGCTTCAATGGTGACGGGCTTCTTGCGGTATTTTGCCATTGTTTGAATTCCTTAGAGAACGTCGAGGCTCTGGAGGTCGAAGCCCTTTTCCTTGTCGACCACAAACACCACGAGCCCGGGGTCGGAGTCGGAGCCGGTCTTGTTGGCCCACCAGTCCGAGCCGTTGTCCAGCGTCGGGGCGGCGATCCAGTACTTCTGCTTGCCGGTGCGCAGCGAGCGGCCAGAGGAGCCGACCTTGAAGGTGTGGTAGTGGCCGGTGAGCAGGATGTCCGCCTTGGCGAGCGCGCTCGCGCCGTGGACGTGCTTGGCCCAGTAGTTCTCCATCTGGGCGAGGGAGGATTCGTCTCCGTGCACCACGCCGATGCCCATGCCCTGCGCTTCGAGGTAGAGCGCCTTCTCCCACTCCTCCGGGTAGACGAAGTCGACGTGGTCGTAGGTGCCCTCGAACTGGGAGTAGACGCGCTCGATCTGCTTGAGCGCGAACAGGCCCCAGTCGTCGGCAGGACGCCCGAGGTAGTCCTTGCCCTTGCGCCACGCGGCGTGGTTCGACGGCACTCCGCCGACCGTGACCCTGTCGTGCGTCCCGGCGAGGAGGGCGATGAAGTCCTGCTCGATGGTGATCGCGAGGTCGAGCTGCTGCATCGGGGTGAGGTCGTTGGTGAACGACTGCTGGGCGGTGTTCTCGAAGCCCTCGATGACGTCACCGAGGTCGAGGAAGATGGCGTCCGCGCAGCGCTGCTCGTCGATGTAGTCCGCGAGCTTGTCGCGCTTGTCGAGAAGCCGCTCGATCAGGGCCTCGGAGTCGCCACGGGAGCCGACCTTGCCGACCTGCAAGTCCGCGAACGGAACAACGAGCGTCCTGTCCGGGTTGCGCTCCACCTGAGGCTTGTCCTCGACGTAGCGGATCTGCGCCTTGACTTCCTGCACGAGGGCCGGGAGGTCGATGTCCTCGCCGACGTTCTTCTCGACCGACACCCGGTACGACGTGAGCCACTCCCCGTCGTTCCGCTGCTGCCACTTCGAGATGCGCGCCGGACCGACGACGCGGAACGCCTCCGGGTCGAGACCCATTTCTACAAGAATTTCAGAAAAGTCGGAGATCTGGTCGTTCCGCTGCGGAGTGGAGACAAGATATCCAGTGTCGCCGTCAAGCTCAACGCGAGGTTCCCAGCCCTTGGGCGGCTTGGGAGGCGGAGCGACGACGCCTGTGAGCGGGGCTGGTTGGGTGCCCTGCCAGACGAAGGTGCCGGAGGTGATGTTCGGAAGATCCCCGGCGCTCGGAACGCTTCCGTCGAAGAAGGCGTCACCGGAGTGGACAAGGGACGGATTCGGGACAAGGTTCGCGCGGACCGCGTGGTGGTTGAGGTGGTTGCCGACCGCGTCAGCCGAGAGGCCAATCTGCGCGCCGATCTTGTTGAAGCTCAGGCCCTCTACGAAGCGCTGGTCATGGATCCTGCGGATCTCGTCTACCGGCTTGTTGCAGATGATGCACTGCCGGTTGTATCGGATGAGGCCCGCCGTCGCGGAAATCTCACCGGATTTGGTTTGGGTCATGATCGGATACTATCATATCCAGTGTTGACTGTCTATTAGACACTGTGTATGCTTGGAATTTTGGACCATGCGACACTGAGTATGGTAGTATCGCTTGCGTGACAGTTAAGCACGACGCCATCAACTCCCCCGCCCACTACAACTCCCATAAAAGCGGGATCGAGGCCATCGAGGTAACCGAGAACTACGGATTCTGCCTCGGCAATTCAATCAAGTATCTCTGGCGGCTCGGCTTGAAGGACGCCTCGGCGCAGGAACTCGGCAAGGCCCGCTGGTACGTGGAGCGCGAGCTGGCCTACCTCGACAGCACCCAGCGAGCGGCCCACTACAAGGTGTCCTACATCAACCCCGACAACAAGGGAGTCGTGCTCGGACTGATCGAGCACTACCTCGCCCACGAGGAAGACGGCCCGCTCAAGGACGTCAAGGAGCTGCTCATGCGCGCTCCGTTCTACGTCCAGTCGGTCGACGCCCTTGAAGTTGCCTCCGAACGCCTCCAGTGGCTCGTGAACCACGCGAAGCTCAACGAAATGAAAGCAGAACTACCCGCATGACCCCCGCCCAGAAGGACACCCAGACTTTCACCGCCCTCGTCGAGATCACGTGGGACGCCGAGCTGTTCCCCGAGGACCCGGACGACATGTACGAGGTGGCCGACCTTGAGAAGGTCGCACTCTACGACGCACTGCGCGCCGGACTCGGCTCGGACACCGACATCGTGATCAAGAAGGTGGCACCGGTCTTCTAATGAAAGTCCTACTTCTCATCGCCGATCAGGGTGGGTGCGCCTTCTACCGCATGAAGGAGCCCGCCCGAGTGGCCCGCCTGCTCGGGGTTGACGTCGAGATCGACGACCACATCGACGTCGATGCTGAGACCGACCCTCTGACCAAGGTCGTCAAGGTCAAGGAGGTCAAGACCGACGCCGACCTGATCGTCATCCAGCGACCGCTGAACAACGCCTTCACCTCGATGATCGAGCAGGCCAAGCGTCAGGGGATCGCCACAGCCGTCGAGCTTGATGACGACTTCGAGATGCTGCACCGCTCGAACATGGCGTACGAGTCCACCTTCAACACCAAGGGGTACGGTCCGAACTGGCTCAAGGCCGCAGCCTCGGCAGCCGACCTGTTCATCACCTCCACGCCCGCCCTCGCGCGCTACGCGAGCCACGACAGGGTCGAGGTGCTGCGCAACTGCGTGCCCGCCTCGATCTTCGAGTACACCCCCGCCTACGAGCGCGAGCGCGACTCCGACGTCCCGGTCGTCGGCTGGACAGGTACCATTCAGACGCACCCGACTGACCTACAGGAGACCAAGGGAGCGCTGCGGGATATCCCGGAGCACCACCTCCACACCATCGGAGACGGGACCGGGGTCCTCAGGGCGCTCCAGCTTCCGCCAGAGCACCCCTACACATACGACGAGTGGCTGCCACTGGAGAACTACCACGACGCCATTGCGCAGATGGACATCGGCATCGTGCCGCTGGAGATCAGCCCGTTCAATCAGGCCAAGAGCGCCCTCAAGGGGTTGGAGATGGCAGCTCTCGGCGTGCCCTTCGTCGCCTCACCGACGCGCGAGTACGAGCGGCTCGCGCTCTACGGCGTCGGCACCACGGCCAAAGGCCCCTCGGCGTGGACCAAGCAGCTAACCCGACTGATCGAGCGGCCCAAGGAGAGGGTCCGTCTCGCAAAGCAGTATCGGGAAACTGTATATAATGAGATGGTATATGAGCGGAACGCTCACGGCTGGATCCGCGCATGGGAGAAGGCCATCAAACACAGGAAGTCCTATCTCTCATGAAAGCTGAGAAGCTCGCAGCGATCCTCACGAAGCGCTACACCGGTCGGGATGTGCTGATCTACGACACGGACACCGAAGAGTTCATCGACTTGGAGCCGGAGGACATAACCCCCGGCTTCACCGATGGCCCCGACTCGGCAGGCGTCCATGACGTAGTCCTCTTCGACACCGACGACGAGGACACCGAGGGCCTCTCCAAAGCCGTCATCCTCTGGAAATCGTAGTCTTCGAAAAATATCTCCAGAGTGCTTGACACCTGTTTTCGTACTGTCCTAAAGTATAGATACAAGCAAGGACAACGACGTTAGGACAGGGAAATGCATAATCTAGAGATTCTCGAAGACGGCACCGCCAGCATGTTCTCCGGCGAAGGCATCCTGCCTTGGCACGGACTCGGCACGGTCGTCGACGGCAAGGCCACCGCAGCGGAGGCTCTCCAGCTGGCCCACCTCGACTGGGAGGTCGAGAAGCAGCCGATGAGCTTCGGCCCCAACAACACCTCGTACCCGGGGCTGCACGCAGTCGTCCGCGTCACCGATCAGAAGCCCCTCGGGCACGTCGGCGACGATTACCACCTCTTCCAGAACCACGAGGCGTTCGACTTCATGGACAACGTCACCGACGCCGGTTCCGGCGAGGCGATGTACACCTCGGCAGGCTCGCTCAAGGGCGGCAAGGTCATCTTCCTCTGCGCCAAGATCGGCGACGTCTTCAACGTCGCTGGCGAGGACGCGCACAACATGTACCTCGTGATGCGCAACGCGCACAACGGCAAGCAGGCGCTCTCCTGCGGCACCACCGTGATCCGCGCGGTCTGCGACAACACGGTCACCCTCGGTCTGCGCACCGCCA